GTTTAATATAAAGAAAAGGGTCCACCGATTTAACGTTGGGGATCACGTTTGTAAGTATTTTACATCATGCTTGCTGCAGTGCCAGCAAGTTCAACTGCTTTTGGACCGTATTTAACGATACCGTTAACTACTGCTTTGGCAGCTGATTTGATTGCATCCCAAATTTTGGCGATGTGTAAAGGGTTTTCAGCGTATTGAGGCAAACCTCTAATATGTTTGAGAGCTTCTTTGGCAATTCCTCCATCTAATGGTGCGAATTGCGGATTTTTCCATTGGTCAGTGGTTTGATACTCTATATTGTAATATAAAGTATATTCTGCTGAACGACCGGCAAAATCCACTATGTTGGAAACAAGTATCAATTTGCTTGTGTCCTTGTCATCAATTGGCCAGTAAGAGTCATACAATATGCCGTTACGCCATAATGTATAACTTCTATACTCCCAATCTTCTGAAGAAGCTGGTTTTACAAATGCATACATACCAGTTGATGCGTTCATCTTCTTCATTTTTGGTCCTTTATTGGTCAAAGCTGTATAAGGATTTTGATCAATCATAGTTGACCAATGTTCTCCTAATGGAATTTGATACCCTGCAATAGAGCCTTGCAAGCTGATATTTGCTGAAGTGTTGGAGTACATGAGAGCTAATCCGGTCACTCTATAAGCATTCACAGATCCGAAGTTGGTAACATAACCAGGGACTGCCTGATGCCCGAAGATTGCTGGGACATCAGCGGATTGTGATGAATAAGTCATTGAAGTGATGCTGAAAGCAACACTTGATTGGGCTGAGATGTCGAGTAAAAGTTTTAAACAATAATAACCACTCTCATTGATGTTCAAGGTTACAGTACCTGCGGCAGTAGCCGAATTCGCTGTGACTACGTCGGGTTGAACACCACCTTTGGTCCACATGTCCATAGCTATGGACAAGCCAACTAAATTGGCTGGTGCATAAGTTGAAGAATACCCAATGTCAATTTTCATGTCTTGGTCAAACCAATAAAAACGATCGCCACTGACATCGGCATTGACTAAGCCCCCGCCAAACCACATTGGTCCATGGGGTGCATAGTTAGTTGTAGGTAGTGCATAAACTGGTGCAATTGGCAGGTCGTTGAGCCCGCCTTCCAGATCTGCACTCACTACAACCCAACTTGTTGAAGGTGGATTTAAAGTAACCGTGCTTACTTGATGGGCACCATAAAATGTGTAACTGCATGTTGTTGATGCCTTCTGTGCATTGTAGATTATTGCACCACATTCCAAAAACCTTTGAATGACCGCCACAGAGTAATTTGCTGAGTCAAAAAAGTCTGCGGTGTTGTTTGTGGTATTTTGTGGTACAGGTAGGATTGTTTTCAGAGACACAGTTGCTGTTGGAGTGTCTTCATACTCAGAAGTCCACTTTGGCGCACTACTCATTCCTGGCAGAGCTATTGCTTTGCTGAATTTTAGGTAAGGGCTGTATGGCTTGGATTGCTTGTAGTGCTTGCCTGCTGTTTGCATACCTCTTTTGGGTCCGAGAATTCGCCTTTCGACAGACGTTTCTACAATTTTCCTTTCTAAGGTCGCGGATCCTTTTGGAGATTGCTTCAAGGTTGTCCCTGTTTTGCTGAATGGTAGTCGGGAGTTCTTGGCTTGATTTTGGGCGTGCGACTTCTGCGTATGTGATCGCTGTGATGGAGTCGTCCCCTTGTTGGATTTGTTCTGTTTGGAACTCATATTGGGTTAAGATTGGAGTTCTGAGTGAAGGTGCAAATTCGTCAATTAAATGGCAAATTGGGCAGTTGTTCAAAGAACAGTGATGACAATCGAATTGTGAAATGTCACTGGATTGAACTATGTTGTCGGAAGTCAGTTGCTTGGCCTTACTGACGTCCATGTAAGAACTGGAATTGTTTAAAGAGCAAGAAGTCTTTGTACAGCTTTTGCTCTGGAGTTTCAACAACGTTAGGCTGTTGTTGAACAGGTTGTGGTTGAGTACTAGGTAATTTAGTCTCAACTGGGAAGTTGTCGGGGATGGGAATATTTTGTTCTGCGAAATTAAATTCTTTTCCGCAAAATTTATTTGAACAAGCGATAACTGTTTTAATACCGTTAACGCTTAATAGTGATGTGATGAAAAAGTTTTTGTTGTTACAGTATTTGCAAGCTCTTTGCATCAGTGATAAGTGAAGTTGAACAATTCTAATATCCATCCATCCATCTATACATTTCAATCAAGTATATCCAACCTTTACTCCATAGCTCATGTTTCTAGCGTGAGCTGGCCGAGGTGTGTTTAATGTCGACACCACGACAAGGCCTCTAGTATCTGTTAGAGACGTCCGGGTCCATGGTAACTAACATGGATTTGAAATGATTCCAAGGTGTGAGGGTAAACGCGCGTGCTTGTTCCAACCATGTTTCGACGATTGCGCCTGAAGCCCCAGTGTGCGCTGAATGTAAGGCCACTACATCTTTGTACCTCTCACTGCCAGTTTCACCCACCAATCGTAGTTTGTCTAATGTTGCAAGCTTGTAATCTTGATGTTCACGCTCAGCAACTTTGTCATGTATTGAATAATTACGATCTAACAATTTCTTGGCCCATGTTTTCATGTTATAAACCCACGTCCCGCCACCGTAAATGTAACTACAGAATTCTGGAATTTGCGTGACATACTGTTTGAATTCGCAGTTGATGAGTTTTGAAGCAACATGTATGTTGGGAGTTGGTGGTGTTGCCTCTTTGAAAAAGCAGCAGCTATCGTCGCCTTTGAAAATGCCAGCGATCATAGTTGGGCAAAGCAAAAACATAACGATCATTATCAATGTTGTGTTTGCGTAAAGAGTAGCTGGTTCACCTGAACTTTTCTTCGTTCCAGAGTAGAAGGATATGATGTTGTTAACAACACGCATTCCTCGTCGGAAATGATAATAGTCATCCAAACTAGAATTAGGGCATAACATTTGGAACCAAACATACTCAGCTTCTTGTGTTAGAACTTGTTGTCTTGAATCATATTCTGAGACATCACAACATAGAGCCTTCATCCATGGCGGTAGTCCATTTAATGCGTCTTCGATTTGCTGGTCGTTGAGCCCATTAGCATATATGAATTCGGGTTTCAAACTGTCAATTAACATGCTTTCCATTGTTCGGAAGAAAGCGCAAAAGGCGGTGTTTAATTCAGTCGCCCAGGCTAAGATTGGCTGCCCAGCTTTGTTGCCAAATACTGTATTAACTTTGGCGGGATCAAGTTTCTCCCATCCAGGATGAGCT